TATATATGAAATAGAAATATGAAATACTTGTATTAAACACCATATTCCTAATAATATAGCAAATAAATATTTGGATTTTTTTAAATTAGCATCTTTTAAACTACTTATAACTTCTCCATAATAATGCGGAACCGCAATATTTTGTAATGGTAATGATATAAATGTTATTAAATAGACAGTATACCATTTCCAATTTTCTTTAACAAATGTAGTATATAATTCATATAAAACTGTCATTTGTTAAATTATTAATGTTAAATTAATAATGATAGTTAGAGTTTATTTTATTTATTTAATTTTAATTTAGATTTTAATTAATATAGTTTAATTTAGATTTTAAAATTTGAAATTAAATTTATTGTTGATATATTGTATTTTTATTATTAATATATAAAAAGTTAAATTATAGTTTATAATTGAATTTAAAAAGGTAAAAAAATAAAGGTTTTATTGATAACAGAATTTTAAAAATAAAGATTTTATTGATAACAGAATTAAAAAAATAAAGATTTTATTGATAACAGAATTAAAAATATAATTAAAAATATAATAAATTAGGTAGTAAGTATAGGATAATTATTAGTTAATAATGGTATAGGTTTATTGTATCTTTTATCATTTATTTTATTTATAAAATAAGTATTTATAGTATCTATTGTAAATAAATTATCTGGTATTATAGAAATCATTATATCTTTAATTATTTTTTCTGTATGTTTCTTAAACTCATCAAAATGTGTAAATTTATATCCATCAATTATTAAATCACTAAGTGTTTTTTTACCAGTTGTATTTTTATTAACTATATTATTATTATTATTATTATTATTATTATTTATAGTTGTTAAATTGTCTTTATGAATTTCTAAATTTATATTATTTTCATGTATTATTAATATAAAATATCTATTCATAAGTGTATGACATAATTTTTCTTCATTTGTTAGTTTTTTACTTCCAGAACCTGAAAATCTAATATTATCCTTTATATTGTTTGATATCTTAATAGTTATGTCTCTAGAATTTTTACCATTATCGATAAAAGTAAATTTATCATCACTTTTATATGTATAGGTATTATTATATAGTAATAATATAGGTTCTGATGTATTTATTGTAGTTTGCACTGTTGTAATATTATTTTTTAGTCTATCTTTTATTCTAGGGTCTATATATTTAGGTATTTTTTTAGTATTTAGATAATCTAAAAATGAATCTAATGTATAAATAATACTATTAGGTTGTTCGGTGGTTAGGATTTCAATTAGTTTTACCTCACTATGTAGTTTAAATTCATCTAATGTTGTAAATATTTTGCCATCAATTTGTTCTTTCATAATAATTGGATATTTACAAATATAACTATATCTTTTATATCTTCCGCTCTATAAAATAGTGGTGGTAAACTCATTTTTTTAAATTTTTTATTTATAATTATTGGTATATTATTTGATGATGTATTACTTTGTGATATAGTATTAATTTTTATATTTGTTTTTATATTTTCAAATCTGTAATCATATTCATCATCACTTCTAATTGTATATCTAAATTTAGTATTTTTAATTTTATCAAATAAATATTTTACAATATTTATATTAAAATTATCATCAATAGTTTGTATATTTGCAAATATTTTTTTATCTTTATAAAACCAACGAGGATAATAAAAAATATCATATACTTTCACACAAATAATTTTTAATAAATATTCTTCATTGATTTTAAATTTTATTTTATTATTAGTTTCTATTTCATAATGCTTACTACCATTATCATCTGTAATTAAATTATAAGAATTTTGTAATGTAATAATTTTATCATCTATTTTTACTATATCTCTACGTTTTCCACATATCATATTGATAGATGTCATTTTATATTATTCAATAATTATAATGATTATAATGATTGTATTAATTATTTAAAACTCAATTTTTAATTTGCAATTTTATTTTGTAAAATATTTATGAATTTATTATTTTAATTTTATAATAATTATTAATTAAAAAATAGAAAAAAATTAATTAGTTAAAATGCATTAGACCTTATAGAAAATACAACTTATTATTTTCTAATTACTGTAAGCTAAACCCCCCATGCCTGACATAATGCGGAGGACGTTGTAGTTGACGGCATAGACGCTGAGGTTCATGGCTTGGTCTTGGGCGTTGAAGGTAGATTCAGCACCGTATTTAAGTTGAAGAACGGCGTTATCAATACGGGAGAAATTGCAGGTTCCGCTGGGTTGGTGTTCTTCAGGAGAAAGGGCAAAGGAGTAGGTGTAGATATATTGTTGACGTGCGTTATCACCACCATCTATTTCACGACCAACACGGGGGACACGGCAGTGGTGTTCGTAGTTTTGGACTTTACGGAAATAGTCGGCATAACGGACAGAAAATCTGTCATGACCGTTAAGTTGAAGAAGAGCAGAGGTGAAAGAATCAACATCATCAGATGCGGAAGTGCAACCAGCATAGTTAAACCATCTGTTACCAGTGTCAAAACCAGCAGTAGCATTGGCGGTGTTAGTGTGAACCCAGACAAGTTCTTTAACGGGGTGGTTAAAGTTAAGAGTGACGTTTTTGGTGGTGGCAGCAGCGGCAATAGATTCAGCACCAGTAAATTGAACTTGTTCAATAAGGTATTCGTGGCTGACTTGGGCGAAACGGCGACGTTCATCAGTGTCAAGGTAGATATAGTCAACATAGAGTTTGCATCCAAGACCAGTGGCAGTGGAAGTGGCACCATTAGTTAATTCGTTAGCAGGGCGAAGTTCGAGGTTAAGTTTAACTTCGTGGTATTGAAGAGCAATAAGGGGAAGAGCAAGACCAGGGTTGCGGTTAAACCAGAATTGAAGGGGAACATAAAAACGAGCAGCAGCAACAGCGGAGACAGAACCAGTTTGACTACCACCAGTGGCTTTGTTACCAACCATATCATCATAACCAGCACGTTTACCTTCGGGGGTGGTAAGTTCGGTCCAGATGTTCATCCAGTTGCCATATTGACGGTCAATGAGTTGACCACCAATTTCAATTTCGGCTTGTTTAACAAGAGCATTACCAAAACCATAGGTAAAAACAGTTGAAGCACCCATAGCAGGGGTTTCAACTTCAAGATACATTTGTTGAATTAAATCACCATTGCGAGAGATGGTGGCAGTGACACGTTTGCCAAAATCAGCAGTGCCATTGAAGGTTTGTTCAATGGATTCAACAGCGAAGTTGGTGTGACGACGGTAAACGACCTTAAAGAAGGTAATTTGAGGGTTGCCAGTAAGATAAATATCTTGGGCACCATAAGCGACAAGTTGCATAAGACCTCCTCCCATTTTAATTAGTTAATATAAATAAAGTTATTAAAGTTTGTAAAGCGTTTATTAAATTAAACAAATATTTTTTTACTTGAATATTTTAATTATAAAAAAATAAAATTAAATAGATTACATCTAAATAATTAAATTTTACACTAAAAAATATTAAAAAAATATAAAAAACTATCGAAAATATTAAATTATTTGAAAATTATTTGAAAATTATTTGAAAATTATTTGAAAATTATTTGAAAATTATTAAATAAAATATGAAAATAAATAAGCAAAAAAAGTAATAGTTGAAAAAAAATTGATTTATTATATTTTTTATAATTATAAATGTTTTTCTATATAATGAATATTTTATCATTGTATAGTTAAACATAAAATCTGAAAGTAATTTAATCGATAAGCACATATAGTGCCATTTAATTAAGTTTAAAACTAAAGAGTTTAATTAAATAGGTTGTCATCTGGGGAGAAGACATCGATTAGTTTCGATTTTTTTTATTTTTCAATAAATGTTATATCAGTATTATTAGACATTATTATACTATATTATTACTATCAATACCGACACCATTTTATTTATTATACTAATAAGTTTCATATATTGTTGTAGTAGGTTCTTCAGTAATAATTGGTTGTGTATTTTTATTTTTATTATAATATAAATAAGGTGAATATACATTAGAAGTTCCTGAAAAGTTTTTTTGATATATATTAGTAGAGGGTCCTTTAAGTTGAGAATCAAAATGCATACCTCTCTCTGACATATAATTTTTATCAGAATAAAGTTTCATTAAATCAACACCACTATTTAAAACAGAAACAATAGTTTCAGATGATATATTAGGTAATAATTGAGTTATATTATTTATAATAGGTTGTGTTGTATTAGGTTGTGTTGTTTGTAATTCTATATTACCAATAATTTTATGAACAATTGTGGTTTCATCCATTACTAGTAATTCTCCATCATTAGATAATACTAAATTTAATAACGTATCTTCGGTTCCATCATTAAAGTTTTCAATACTAGTTTTGTTTGTATATAATATACTTTTATTATTTTTATCAATAATATTTATATAGCCTCCTTTATTTAATTTTAAAGAAATATTATTAATATCACCTACATATTCAAATAATACATAACAATCGGATGTTAGTTTATTACATGTTTGTAATTTATTATCTTTAAATTCAAATTTAAAATAATCATTGGCTAAAATAATTGTATTATTATTTGCTATATCAATTTCATTTCCAACAAAAGTTAATAATAAAGCAGAATTTAAAATTTTATTACTAATATTTTTATAGTTGTTAATCCAATTGACTTTTATTTTATTAATATTATCAAGTGATAAAACTGTGTTATAAAACATATTACTCATATTAGTGACATTCTTAACATTCCAATTTGATATATTTAGATTAAAACTTCTAGCATTACCAAACATATTCATCATTGTTTTAACATTACTAACATTCCAGTTTGATAAATCTTGATTAAAATTTGTAGCATTATTAAACGTTCCATTCATATTAGTGACATTACTAACATTCCACTTACCAATAGGTTGATTAAAATTTGTAGCACCTAAAAACATTAAACTAATATTAGTTAATTTACCATTACTAATATCCCAGTTTCCAATAGGTTGATTAAATTTTTTAGCATTTACAAACATACCTTCCATAGTAGTAACATTACTAACATTCCAACTTGATATATTTTGATTAAAATTTGTAGTACCCCAAAACATATCATACATAGTAGTGACATTACTAACATCCCATTTTGATATATCTTCATTGAAATTAGGTTTATCCTTAAATAATTCAGACATATCTGTCACTTTACTAACATCCCATTTTGATATATGTCCTCCATATTTACTTTCAGCACTCGCACGTGTATCTTCATTAATCCATTCATTAACAGCATTTTTGATTTTTTTATCATTTAAATCATTATCATTACCCTCAAATTCTTCACAATTTATAATATTATTATTTATATAATAAATTACTATTATTATTATTAAAATTATAATAATAATACTAAATTTATTATTTAATAATTGTTTTAAATACATTATGAAAAATTATATATTATAAATATTAATTTATTATTAATTTACTATTAATAATAAATATAATAAATAATTTTAATAAAAAAAAATAAAAAAATAAAAATACTATTAATTAAAATAGATTGTTTTCTTGGGGAGAAGACAATAATTAAATTTATAAATTAAAAAATCAATTTTTTTTAGTTATTTTTAAAAAACCGTTTTTTAACATTTTATTAGTATTATGTATCTTATTTTAAAATTTTAGTATTATGTATCTAATTATTAACTAATATTATTCAAAATAAGCAAATAATAATCTAACACCTACACCACTTGCTTCTGGAGATGCGTATTTGATAATATTATCTGTTTTATAACTTTGACCTGCTATATCAATATGTATCCATTTCGTATTTTTATTTATAAATTGTTTCATAAATAATGAGGACATTATAATATCAGCACTACAACTAAAACTTGCGTTACGAATATCAGCAACATAACTTTTTAATTTACTTAAATGTTTATCCATCATAGGTAATTCTACTAATGCTTCATTAATATGTTTTCCTTTTTCAATCAATATTTTAACTTCACTTTCACTATTAGATGATAATATATTACTAAACATTTTACAAGATAATTGTTCTTGTTGTCCTGTTAATGTAGCAAAATCTATAATTGTAGATTTAGGATATGTTGTAGAGATATAAGATAATACATCGGCTAATATAAGACGACCTTCGGCATCTGTATTTGTAATTTCTACTGTTTTACCACTATATGATGTTAATACATCACTAGGTTTTATTGCTCCTGAACCAATGTTATTTTCAACCAAAGGACACATCGCATATATATTTTTAGACCCTTTATTCATAGCATAACCTAGTAAAAAAGAAGCAACTACTGCTGCTCCTGACATATCTGTTTTCATTTCAATTAAACTGCGACCTCTTTTTAAATTAGTTCCACCAGTATCAAATGTAATGCCTTTACCTAGTAAAACATAATCAGGACTATTTTTTTTATTTTTACTATCTATACCATCATATTCTAATATCATAATTTTAGGTTCATTTTCTTTAAGACTTGCTTTACCTACACCTAGAATAAGACCCATTTTTAATTTTTCTAAATCATCTTTATCTAATACTTTTAATTTAATAGGTATGTTATTTTCTTTAATATAATTTTTTACGGTCGAAATAAATAAATTTATTTTTGTAGCATTGGCTGGCTCATTTATTAAATCTCTAGTTAAAAATACACTTTTAATTTGATTGATTAATTTTTGTAATTTATCTATAATACTATCTTTATGTATATCACGTTTATATGATGGTAAAACAAGATGTATTTTTTTTATTTCAAATGTATCTTTTTTCTTTGTTAATGAATTGTTTGTTTTATAAGTTAAAAAACGATAGGATGATAATAATAAACCTTCCATAATCGCTTCAATATAAGTAGTTTCATTGGAAATTGTATCTAGCGTATCAATAATATTTACTTTAACTATTTTATTATTTTTTAATCTATTAAACATAGCATTGCCAGATACTCTTGCTAATTCTAATAATTCACTATCATCTTTTTTATTATAGGATAAATCATTTATAGGTATTATAAAAAGTTGGTGTATGGTATTAATTTGTTTAGTATGCTTTGATTTAGTTTGTTTTGATTTTATTTGCTTTGATTTTATTTGCTTTGATTTCTTAGTCTTTTTAGTATTATTAATTATAGAATTACTATTATTATTATTATTATTAATATTATTATATTCAATAGTTAAATTAGCCATACCTAGATTATTTTCTTTCATATTGTCTTCAATTGTATTTAAAAGTGTATTATAATGTTTAGGAATAGGTATAAATCTTGATACATATTCAAATAAAGTTTTTGTTTTTAGTTTAGTTAATAATACAGGAATAATACTAGCATTTATATCTTTATGAATTGTTTTTGATAATGTTATAGTTGATATTATATTCATTTTTATTTATTAAATATTATTATATTTTTTATTAAATATTATTATGTTTTTAATTAAATATTATTATTATACTTATTATACTATATATTAATATTATTTAAAAATTAATAAGAAAAATGAAAAATTTATTAAAATAATAAAAAAAGTTAAATATTTATACTATATTATCAGTATTATTTTTATTATAATGTAAATATGGTGAATATACATTAGAAGTTCCTGAAAAATTCTTTTGATATATATTAGTATGAGGACCTTTCATTTTAGAATTAAAATGAATACCACGTTCTGAAATATAATTTTTATCACTAAAAAAATTTAGTAAATCAATACCAGCATTTAAAATAGGTATTAAATTTGATGAACTATTAGAATGTGTATTTATTGGTTGTGTAATTAATGGTTTTGTTGTAGTTGGTTGTGTAATATTAGACCATATTAAATTATTATTATTATCTGTTATTTTTAATTCTCCATTTTCTGTTAATATTAAATAATATGATATATCATTAGAAATATTAAAAAATGGTTCACCATTTTTTTTAGTTGTCCATAATATATTATTATTATCTTTATTAATAATTTCTATATATCCTTCTTTATTTAATATTAATATAATATTATTACTATCACCAATATATTCATATATAATAGTACATTCATTACTATTTTTATTACATATTTTTAATGTATTATTATTAAATAATAGTTTATAATTAATATTTTCTAAAATAGAATTATTAGTATTTTCTATTTCTTGATTATTTAACGTAATTAGTGTTATGGTTGGTGTGTGAGTGGTGGTTGGTCTTTGAGTGGTGGTTGGTGTGTGAGTGGTGGTTGGTGTTTGAGTGGTGGTTGGTCTTTGAGTGGTGGTTGGTGTTTGAGTGGTGGTTGGTCTTTGAGTG